TTATTGACATTTTCGGGGGGCGTTGCTGAAATTATACGCTACCTGTCTATCGCCAAATTTGAATGTGATTTCGAATCTATCCTCATAAAGCTTAATACTCTTAATCAGTGTAGAGAGAACAGCTTGGGTATCCTTAGGGTTATCTAGGCTGTTTTTTATTTTGTCCGCATAATCAGCAAAAGCACAGCGAATGATGTCCGGACTGATGTCAAAAGCACTGACACAAGTTTGAATTTGAGACTCAACAAGTCTTGCTTCAATATCTATGTGCTCTTTCTTTTCAAGGTAGAGTTGCTGATTGATAACGCTAGTAAGATACAAATCAAGAAGCTTAGAAGATTGATCCTTAAGCTCGCTATCACGTTTACGAAGAGAAGCAATGTCACTAGACTTCTTAATATTTTTAAGGGCTTTGTTGCACTCCTTGGTATAAGCGGTGATAACTTTTTCATCATTAAAGAAGTTCTGCACAGCAGCAAGAACTGCATCTTCGATAGCTTGTTTATAAACATAGCCTTTAGGCTCTTTCTTACGGCAACGATAGTAATAATATGCTTTGCCTTTTTTAATCGATTTAAAGCCGACCATAGCTTCACCACAGGAATGGAAGATAAGACCAGTGAGAAGGTAGGCAGTTCCCTTGTCTTTAGGAACTACTCTTTTATGCTTTTGAATAATGACTTGGACCGAATCAAATAGATCACGAGATACGATTGGAGGAACGACTCCAGAATAAACAGCAGTACCAAAATGATAATCTCCCATGTAAGTAGGATTTGTAAGCATTTGTCTTAGATTACTATCATTAAACCAGTTACCAGCTCTTGTCTGAATGTTATTCTTTTTCAATTCCTCACGAAGAGCTTTAAAGGTCATACCTTTATTAAAACAGTCATAAATAAAGCGAACATTTTCGGCTTCCTTATTAACGATTTGAAACTTGTTATCCTTGTCAGCAATATAGCCATAAGGAATGGTGCCGAGAATACGACCTTTAGCGCCAGCTACCTTCATACCCTTCTTAGTTTCCCTTGAAAGGTTTTTGGAATAGTACTCATTCATACCTTCAAGAACGGATTCAAGAATGATGGATTCCGGAGAATCATCCAACTGCTCCAGGACTGAGATAAGTCTCACACCATTGTCTTTAAGGACTTTCTTAGAGACAGCGGAGTCAATACGAGAACGTGCAAAGCGATCAAGTTTATGAACAATGACAGCTTGGAACTCATGATTTTTAGAATCAGAAAGCATGTCAAGGAAAGCAGTACGACCTTCAGTAGTGGTTCCAGACTTAGCTTCATCAACGTAGAAGCGGATAATCTCATAGCCCATCCTAGAAGCAAACTCATTGATGGCATTCTTCTGTGCTTCGATAGAAAATCCATCCGCTTGGTTCTCAGAAGAGAAACGGCAGTAACCAACAGCTGGAATCATTTGGAAGCCTCCTGAATAATATTGAATTGTATTTCGGAGTCAAAGCCGTATGTGTAGGTGTAGCTTTTGTATTGATCATAGACAAATAGGAGATTATTTTCGTCATCATTCGTAGCAAAACCTTGACCAATAGGATTTTCCATATTTAAATCCTCACTAGAGTAAATGCTATCAACTCTCTGTGTATAATCGGATGAATGTTTTTCAATATCTGAATTTAGCTTCTTGAAATCAAAGTTAACGTAAACCTTTAAATAGCTATTAAAAATATCAACTTTTATCTTGCAATAGGCAAATGGATATAAAAGTAAATTTCCACTTGCATTAAAAGAACTATAAGTTCCAATACAAGGAATAGATGATCCATAATTAAAATCTATTTTTTGAGAATTTTGTGTGATTAAAAGTGAATCTTTCTCTCCTAACTCCATTGAGCTGGATGGCTTTTCATTAGAGCAGGAGCCTAAAGATAAACAACTAATCAAAGCAAGAGTGGATAAAATTATTTTTTTCATTTTTTGTTTCCTCCTTTATTTTTATCACCACTATTAAGACCTAATTCGTCCTTAAAATCAAATAATGCCGATTTATTTAAATGTTGACTTTTAATAAATTCAACCACAGCTTTTTGAACACTTTTAATATCCTTAGAAGTCATACCATGAAAATCTTCATTAAGGACATTTAGAAGGTGGAAAATAGCAATATCCTTAGGATCGTCTCTTCTATCATCGGGTTCCAATAAATAGGCATACCCAGAGATAAAATCATCAAAAGCTATTTCAAGGGAGCCTGGAGATAACCGAATATCTCTGTCATTAACTTTAACAATATCCTTTTCAACTCCTTTCTTATAAACATCATCCCCCATAAGGTCATAAACATCTACGTCAAGAATCTTAGCGAGTTTTTTCCCCAAGTCAAAAGGAAGTCTCTTTTCCCCATTTTCGCACTGACTAATAAAAGTGTGCCACTTCATTCCGGCTAACTTAGCAAGTTGAACTTGAGTAAGCTTGTTTAGTTTTCTGTATTTACGCAAATTATTCATCGTGATTCTCCTATATATTTAGTATACACCAAAATGGAAACATTTTTAATTCTTTTTTCTTGACACCAAAGTGGCGACATGGTAGTATTTGATTACACCAGAAAGGTGACAAGGAAGGACACAATACAAAATGAAAGACTACATTAATCAGCAAAAGAAAGGCTATCTCAACCGACTCTCAAGCATATTCAAGAGAAACTCTTTGATTATCAAATGCAACTTGAGGAATTGGAAGATGATCTCGATAACGAAGGAAGAGAGACCAAAGATGATGACTACGACGACTGGTGTGCCGACTTAAGTGCAGAAGTGGCTGATGCCGCTTCTAACCTCTTCGATATTAGCTGTGACCTTGAGGAGCTCATAAACGACAAAGAAAAGGAGGGCAAAAAAGATGATTAGCTTCAATGAGTACTTCGAGTTCTTAAGGCACTAAAAATGAAGCCATGTAGATACGAATCTCTTCAATGCTACTTTCTTTACAAGAAGCAAGTAGCTGAAATAAAGGAGAAGAAAGCTAATGAATAACCTAAGAAAAGATGATTATTGTCATATCTGTAAAGAGCCGCTTAAAGATTATCCAAACAACGGAGAGCCGTTAGTTCACGGAGTAGTATGCAAAGCTTGCAACTTTAAACTAGTCTTATCCATTAGATGGCTTATGAGAGAGCACCATGCTCTAGCCAATTCTTTACCACTCTATTATGAAAGCGATGAAGATATCCTTAGGCATGTCGTATCAATCCCAGAGATTAAGAAGTTTACAAGGCAAAACATTGAAGCATGTTTTGGTGGCGATGAGGTAAGGCTAGATATTGACACGGTACCACCATTCGTTTACTACCCTAGCTACATGATTGCTTGCAGAGAAGATGATTGGCAATTCTTCATGGGCACCGAGCATGTATTCGATCTCATGACAATGGATTACGAGGAAAGATGTTTCACTGAATACTTAAGCCGAATACTTCAAATGATGCACGCATTAAAAAAAGAACATCGTATGGACTTTATGATAATTCCTAGATGGTCAGTAGATGATAGCCTTCACACTGATTATGACCGAATGCTAGATGATGTAAAGAAAAAATTAAAAGAGAATAGAAAGGCTTTTAGATTACCATGCCAAAGAGATTAACAGTCAGCAAGGAGAAACTCCTTAATAGCTTAGTAGATGGATTTACTACTAGTAAAGCGTCAATCTACGACAAGGAGCAATTATTCAATTTATCAAGATTCATCGTTACTAACAACAACTTCTGGTTTACTTTCTACATTGATGCTACGGAAGGAAGAGTCACAATCACCCATGAAATCAACACATCCTACCAATGGGAGGATAGGAAGAACATTAGAAAGCTATGTGAAATCTTCAACGAGAAAAACGACCAGTATCTAATTGAAAAGTTCATGCAAGGATTTGAAGGAAGAATAGGTGATGATGTCTACTTCACTCTTGTATTAGCTACGAAGCTCCTCACAAGGACAATCTTCCCTCACATAAAAGAAATCATAGGAGAGAAGGATAAAAAATGAATAAGCTGTGGAAGAAAGCAAACATACCCAAGAAGATAACAACTCCTCTAAAGATTGAAAGGAGAAAGGATGAAATGAAAATGCTACAAGTAAACAAAAAAACCTTTGATGAAGCACAAAAAATTACTGGATTAACTATGGTGGCTTTTGCTGGAAAGTTAGGATTAAAAGTTAGGTCTTATAGATCAAAGAAATCAGACAAAAACAAGAACTTCACTCTCAAGCATATTTTAAGGGCTCAAGAGTTATCGGATATCCCAATACAAAATTTTTTTACGGAAAAATGTCACCAAAACAGGCAAATTAAAAATGACTAATTCTGTCAATAATCCATTCATCGACATAATCATAGACCCTTATCTTAAATCCTTAAAAAAGCTTGATGAAAACTTCTATGAGGACCAAAAGGGAAGAAAGTTCGAAAGACAAGTAAATCCAGATACAGGTAACTACTGGCTAGTGCTAATCAAAGACATAACAAAGGAGAAAACAAATGATCAAATTAGAAATCCAAGCTGAAACGATTCCAGAGCTTGTAAAGGAAGTGAAGGAATTAGTCAAAAACTTCAATGCCGAAAATGTTTCTAGAACAACCATTATGCAACCTAAGGTCGAAACAAGAGAAGCAGTTGAAGTAACTAAGGCTCCTATCAAAGAAGAGCCTAAAAAGGAAACCAACGCTGAGAAGTTCGTTAAGGAGATTAAAGCTGCTGCACCTTCGACAGATGATTGCCGATTAGCTTACATTGATGCAACACACGCAGGAGTCACCAAAGCACAAATCAAAGCAATCCTTAACGAATTAGGCGCTGAAAAGATAACAGCTATTCCCGAAGAGAAGAGACAGCTATTCACCGATAAAGTCAAAGCTCTTACCAAGGAGTAGATATGCCACCTAGAGCACATGCCAAACTCAGTGCATCGGGCTCTTCAATGTGGATCAACTGCCCAGGAAGCTATGGTCTAACTAAAGACCTTCCGGATGTAGAAACATCCTTTGCTGAAGAAGGAACGAGGGCGCATGCCTATTGTGAGTATCTCGTAAGAAAGGATGTTAACAAGGAAGTAAATCTTAAGGAAGTTATTCCAGATAACAAAGAGATGGAAATATGCGGAAAAAGCTATCTCGAATTTATATGGGATAAATACATCGACGACTGGGAGGACTTCCCACTCGTAGAAGTCGAACAGAAAGTCGACTTCTCTCCATGGGTTAAGGAAGGCTTTGGAACCTGTGACTGCTTAATAGTTAAAGCTGACAAGCTAGTGATTATCGACTTTAAGTATGGAAAAGGAGTAAAGGTCGAAGCTAAAGGTAATACCCAGTTAAGACTGTATGCCTTAGGAGCCTTAAACAGATTCGACTTATGGGACTTTAAAACCATTGAGATGAACATCTTCCAACCTAGGTTAGATCACATATCGACTGAAGAGATTCCAATAGAAGAGCTGATGCAATTTGGAGAGTTTGTTAAGAAGGCTTCTACTCTTGCCTACTCCTGCAAAGGACCGCTCAAAGCTGGACCTTGGTGCCAGTTCTGCAAGGTCAACGCAGTCTGCAAAGAAAGAGCTAAGAAGCCATTAGAGACGATACGAAAGATTCTTGAAATAGGAGGAAATTAAATGACACAAGAATTGAAAAATCCCGAACTCCTTAGTGATAAGGAAATCGAACAGCTTCTTCCAGAGCTGGCTGATGTAAAAGCCTGGATCAAGAAAGTCGAAGACTACGCCTTAGAAAAGGCAAAACAAGGAATTAAGTTCCAAGGCTACAAGCTCGTTGAAGGTCGTTCAATCGCTCACTACAAGGACGAGAATGAGCTTATCAAGAGACTTGAGAAGAACGGATACGACAAAGCAATCTTCTACAAAACACCCGAACTCATCTCCGTTAGTGACTTTAAGAAGATAGTTAAGAGAAGTTATGCCGACTATGAAGATCTTATCGAGAAACCACAAGGAAAACTTACACTTGTCCCCGACTCGGATAAGAGACCCGAATTCAACGCTGTGTCAGCAGCCGAAGAATTCAAAGATGAACTCAAGTCATCAAATAAGACTGATGACAATGACGATTTAATTTAATGAAAGGAAAAGAAAAATATGGCACAAAAAGAAGAATTTAAAACAAGAGCAGTAATCAAGAAAGTAAGACTCTCATACTGCAATCTATTAAAACTTACCTCATTCGGCAATGAAGAACCTAGATATCGTACAGATATCATCATTCCTAAGAACGATACTAAGAATATCGATGCTGTCAAATTTGCAATTAGCGAGGCTATTAGGAAAGCTCAGCAAAATGGTAAGCCATTAGCTGGAGAAGACTTAAAGAAAGCCAAAGCAACAGGCAAATGGCATTCTGCTCTTAAAGATGGTGATGTTGAAAGAACAGATGATGAAGCTTATAAGAATTCCTACTTCTTATCCGCTTGGAAAGCTTCAAAAGATGGTCAACCAGATATCATTGACTTAACCGGTAAGCACATCACTAAAGATACTCCCGATGCTAATGAAAAAATCTATAGTGGTTGCTATGTAACTATCTCAGTTAACTTCTTCGGATATAAAAATAGAGGAAACATGGGAACTGGAAGCAGTATTGGAAATGTTCTTACCTTTGAAAAAGGCGAAAAGCTCGGTGGAAAGATTGAAGCCACATCCGAGTTTGCTGACGATATCAAAGAAGCTCAAGACGAAGCATCCTTGCCCGATGACAGTGCAGTAGACGCTTCTGACGATGATCTCCTTTAAAGAAAAATACCGCAGAATACTCCATATAGACTTAGAAACCTATTCTTCAAACGATATCAAATACGGAGCCTATAAATATGCAGATGCCGACGACTTTGAAATAATGCTCGTCGGCTATGCATACGATGACGATCCAGTAAAAGTTATCGATGTCGCCTCAGGACAGAAGATTCCCGATGAATTCATTCATGACATCAGAGATCCCACTGTCCTTAAGGTGGCGCACAACGCCACGTTTGAAAGAGTATGCTTCTCAAGACTAATTCTAGGTAAGGGCAAGTACCTAGACGCACATGGATGGTTCTGCACGATGGTCATGGCTTCTATGCTCGGACTTCCTAAGTCCTTAAAAGATGTAGGAAATGCATTGGGCCTACCAGAAGAAGACAAGAAGAAAGCAGTGATAGGAACTAAGCTGATTAGTTTCTTCGCAGTTCCGCAAGAACCTAAAAGAACTAACAACTACAGGAAGAGAAATCTTCCAGTTAATGATGAAGACAAATGGAAGTTATACATTAGCTATAACATCAATGATGTAGTAGCCGAAAGGGAGATATTCAAGCGAGAAACAGCACTTCTTGACCTAACTGAAGATGAGTACGAGATGTACTGCCTAGATGCCAAAATCAACGACCTTGGAGTCGGCGTGGACGTCAAGCTATGCACTAACATTCAAAACTACTTAGACAAGCAAAGCGTTCACTTCGATGAAAGACTAAAAGAAATAACCAAACTTGAAAATCCTAACTCAACTCAGCAAATGATTGGCTGGCTCAATTCTAAAGGTATTCACACTAAGACAATTGGGAAAGAGACAGTAGCTAATCTACTCCAGAATACTGATGACGAAGAAGTGGCAGAAGTGCTTACCATCATGCAATCAACAAAGAAAACATCCGTCAATAAGTATTCAACGATGCTTAATTCATCAATCTATGATCCATTGGAAGACCTTTGGAAATGTCATGGAACTCTTCAATACTGCGGAGGCTCCAGGACTTGGAGATGGGCTGGAAGACTCATCCAAACACAAAATCTTCCAAGAAACACAATCAAGTTTCTTAAAGAAGTAAGGCAATTTGTATTAGATAACGACTTTGAATCCATCGAAATTCTATATCCAAACACCATGCAGATTATGTCTGAGCTTATAAGAACAGCAATGATTCCAAGGAAAGACTCAAGATTCGTAGTTGCCGATTACAACGCTATCGAATCAAGAGTCGCAGCTTGGCTTGCTGATGAGAAATGGAAGCTTAAAGCATTCGAAGAAGGAAAAGGAATCTATGAAGCGACAGCCTCAAAGATGTTCAATATTCCAATCGAAAAGATAAACCATGATTCACCCGAAAGAGCCAAAGGCAAGGTTGCTGAACTAGCTGGGCAATACCAAGGCGGTGTTGAAGCTTACAAGAGATTCGGAGCCGATAAGTATGGTTGGAGTGATGAGCAAATCAAAAGACTTGTCACGATATGGCGAGATGCTAATCAAGGAATCGTAAGATTCTGGACTACTCTCGACAATGCGGCAAGAGAAGCAATCCTATATCCAGGAACGATTCACAAACTACCTCACGGAGTAGAGATAACAAGGATTGATAGGATTCTCTTCATTAAGCTTCCAAGTGGTCGTTCATTAGCCTATCAGAATATAGCCATAGAAGGCGATCCAACTGACACCTTCAAGTCGAAAATTACTTACTATGGCGAAGGAACACAAGCTAAATGGATGAAGACTGATACCTACGGAGGAAAGCTTTTCGAGAACATCGTCCAAGCAATCGCAAGAGACTGTCTTAAGGATGCCATGCTAGGACTAGCTAAGGAAGGCTTATACCCTCGATTCCACGTTCACGATGAAGTAATCATCAATTGCGACTACAAGACTTATCCAGATGATAAAACAATCTTAGAACATGTTGAGAAAGTAATGGCAGATAGTGCTGGAAGATACGATACGAAGATCCCATTAAGAGCAGCAGGATACTGCTGTGACTTCTACTTAAAAGACTAATAAAAATAACGAAAGGACATAAACAAAATGACTAAGAATTACAAGAAAACAATCGATATACTCGCCAATGAGGCACTCCCAAAAAGGGAGAAGGAGTTCAACCATTTAAAAGCTAAGCTTCTTATCAAAGGAAACGCAGATGATCTTAAAAAAACTACTGCTTCCTTGCTTGATGTCAAAGACACCTACGATCAGATTAATCAAGCCATCGCTGACTTATCAAAAGTAGAGAAGGAGTAAGGCGATGATAGAGTTCTTACTCAAGTCAAGAACTCTTTACATGCTGATAGGCTCCAACAATTCAACAGGCTACTATCTTACCGACCGAGGTCAAATACTCGGAATCCCAATAGGACTCGATGAGAGGGCAAGGGCTGAGGCCATATCCAAAGCTAGACCAAAACAGCTAAGGATAAAGCACCAGTCCGAGCCAGTAGCCTGTTTCGACATAAGGAACGGAAATCAGCATAGGGAGATAGTAATCAAAATAGCTGTGATTGAGTCGTTTACTCGGTACAAAGTGAAATACTCTTCGCAGATACAGCATAAAGACAACAATCCGCTTAACTGCTCAATAAACAATCTTGTTCTTTATTCTGAGGACGAAGCAAAAAAGTTTAGAAAAGGAAGGAAAATAATCCTTCACTTTAAGAATGGAAGAGCGGAGAAGTTCAGCAGCATGTCAAGTGCAGCAAGAATGCTTTATGTCGATAGAAAAACACTTGCTTCATACATTGAAGGAAAGACACAAAATTCGTGCATTGAAGACCAAGTCGAGAAGATAGAAACGGAGGATGAGACAAATGACCGATAGAGAGATAGAAGTCGCCTTCTGCAACAAAAGGACTGACTCAAGATACACCAATAGGAAAATGCTTTGGTCTGGGTTTGTAAGGATGTTACAAGCAAACAAAGTGACATACGAGACTCACGCTGAATACATGAAAATGACTAAAGACAAGCAGGGCGAGATAAAAGATGTCGGTGGCTTCGTGAGTGGCTATCTTAGAAACGGAAGTAGGAAGATGGGCGATGTCGTTCGTAAGTCCTTCATCACCTTAGATATTGATGACAAAGCAACACAGCAAGTCTTAGACGACATCCGTTCCTTTGCAGCCTTTGAGACAGTTCTCTATGGAACCCATAAATACACCAAGGAAACGCCTAGATGCCGAGTTCTTATTCCACTAATGAGAGATGTCAATCCAACTGAGTATGAGTTCTTAGCAAGAGAGATAGCTGATGAGCTTTGTGGAATCGATACCTTTGACCCAACTACATTCCAAATCAACAGAATGATGTACTTTCCATCCTCTCCAAAAGACATTGATCCTTACTTTGAGGAAATCAAAGGAAGCTTTGTTAATCCCGACGAGTATTTGGAAAAATTTCCAAACTATAAGGACGCTAGCACGTGGAAGAGGGCAAAAGACGACCCAGTAGCAACAAAGAAAGGCACAGGAGTATTAACAGACCCAAGACAAAAGGAAGGCACCATTGGGGCGTTCTGCGAAGTTTATAGCCCAAAGGAAGCTATCGATGAGTTCTTGACTGATGTCTATAAGCCAGGAATAAATGGTAGGTACACTTACATACCAGGAAGCTCTTCAAATGGATTACGAATCTATAACGATTCACTAACAGTCAAATGCGAGGATGCAACTGATCCAGCAAACGTTGGAACAAGTATCAACGCCTTTGACCTTGTAAGAATCCACAAGTTCTCTCAGCTTGATGACAAGATTAAACCAGACACACCAATCAACAAGTATCCAAGCTACAAAGCAATGATTCACTGGTGTGAAGATTTAGAACCTGTCAAGGAAGAACTACACCATAGAGCGATGGAGGAATTGGGGATAACAAGGGGAGAACAGGGGGGTGATTCCGAGAAAGTTGCTTCAAACGGAAACGTTTTGAGATGTACGGACACTAATTCCGATAAAAGTCAATTGGACCAAAGTCGGACCAATCGGACCAAAGTCGGACTTACTAAGAAGAAAGAGTCCAATCAAGCCCAATCCGAAGATTGGACTGATAAGCTAACCTTCGTTAAGAAAGGCAAGAGCCAAGTGACTGAACCCTCCAGCGAGAACATTCTTCTAATTCTAGCCAATGATCCAAAGCTCAAAGGTTTAGTAGGAAAGAACCTCTTTGACGGAAAGAACACACTTCTTAGGAAAGCTCCGTGGACTCGTGACAGTGTTGACGATGGCTGGAACGATACGGACGATTCGCAGCTAAGAATCTATTTAGAGAATACTTACAAGTTAGAGGCAAGGCAGAAGATCATTGACGGACTAAACAGCATTACAGCAGACAATAAGTTCAACCCAGTTAAAGACTTCATAGCCAAAGAGAAGTGGGATGGAGTCGAGAGAGTCGATACTCTCTTCATTGACTACCTTGGTGCCGAAGATACGGAATATGTGAGAACGATAACTAGAAAGACTCTGGTTGCAGCAGTAGCAAGAGTCTTCGAGCCTGGGACGAAGTTCGACTACATGCCAATCCTTGTCGGTAAGCAAGGTATAGGTAAGTCACTCCTAATCCAAAAGCTAGGAGACAAATGGTTTCAAGGCAATATGCCCGACCTTAAATTACAAAAAGATTCCTTTGATGCAATAAGAGGAAGATGGTTCGTTGAAATGGCGGAGCTAACTTGTCTTAAGAAAGATGACCGAGAAACTATTAAGGCTTATATAACTAAAACGGAAGACACCTACAGGAAGGCTTACGACCGAAACATCACCACCTCAAGAAGAACCTGTATCTTCATCGGCACAACCAACGACAACGACTTTTTGAACGATGCCACAGGTAATAGACGATTCATGCCAATTCAATGCAACAGCGAGCCTTTAATGTATCCTTGGGAGATGTCAAACCACGAGATACATCAGATATGGGCGGAAGCTTATGATTATTACCTCAACGGCGAAAAGATTATGGATATACCCGAATCAATCATGTCAGAAGCAATTAAGCAACAGGAAGCTGTTTCTTATCGTGACGATGATATGGGAATCATTGAGGAGTGGCTTGATACACCTCTTCCACGTTTCTACTTTGATATGTCGATTGAAGAAAGACAAAAATACCTAAGAGCTACTAATGAATTTAGAGACGAATTGAAGAAGGAACATACAGTAGATGACAACGACATGATCCTTCGTGACAGAGTCTGTCCTTACGAGGTTTGGTGCGAGTGTAAAGGACAGGAGTTTGGAAAAATGCCTAGCAAGGAATCTTACAAGATTGGTCAAATATTAAGACAGCTTGACGGATGGGAATACGAAGAAAAGCTTTCAAAAATAAAGCCTTACGGTATGCAAAGAAGATATAAGAAGGTAAACAAGTAGGGTAAACAAGCATGGTAAACAGGAAAAACTTGTTAACTTCTAAAGGTTAACAAGGTAAACAAGAATAAACAGGGCTTGTTAACCTAAAAACATTCGATAAATTGGGAACTTTTAGCCAAAAGTAAACAAGTTAACAAGATTTCTATAACTTCGTATGAAATTAGGTAATACGTATACGTAGAAATGCCTGTACAGACACATATGTATACGTGCGCGTGTAACTTGTTGCCTTGAAGATTAGAAACGGAAGCCAAGGAAGTCGAGGGAAGTTTCAAGAAAGGAGATAAATGAAATGTCTGAAGAATTTAAACCCGTAGAGATTGTCATATGCGATTGCTATGACGGAAATAGGATTGAGATAGGAGAAGTTAAGAGAAGGAATCCAAATGTTCCAAATCATTACTTCGTCTACTATTCAACAGGAGATACGGCAGCATCCACCGATGCTTCATATCTACGTAGAGTAGAAAACGGCTATGCATTCAAAAGGAGAAAAAACTAAATGCTAGAAAAAGAATTTGAAAGTAAGATGACTGACATCGTAAAAAGCTTAGGTGGATTATGCCTTAAATTTGAATCGCCAGGAAACACAGGTGTTCCAGATAGACTGGTAATCGGAACTCACGGAAACATCTACTTCGTTGAAATGAAAAGACCATCACAATCAAGAACAGCAGCAAAGCAAAACTATTGGAAAGATAAATTGACAAAACATGGTTGCAAGTCATTCATCATCCACAATGAAGAGGAACTTGATAAGTTCTTAAGGCTCTTAAAAATAGATGAACTTCAAGATCCAAGTCTCAGGCATTACATTTACATAGCCTGCAAAAGAAAAGACCTTCATGGCAAGGAAATAATCGGAAGCTGTTTTGGACAGGTTGTTGAAATGACTCCAGACTACATCATCATTGACTTCGTAGGAGAACGAACAAAATACTTGAAAGGTGAATACAAAATAATATCGGAGCTATGGGCATGAAAATGACATTTGTAGAACTTACTTATATGGGATGGAAAGACAAGGAAAAGAAAGAATTATTCCTTGAAGGAGAAGTAATCAAAGAGACTTCTAAGCAAATAGTTGTGAAGTGTAGTGATGATGGACTGGAATACACCATTAGAAAGGCAAACATAAGGGACTTTAAAAAATGGACAGTAACAAGATAAAAATTGAATTGACCGCTCATGAACTGGAGGTTATTTGCATAGCTTTATCCAGAACGAAAAAATATGGTCAGTTTCCAAAGTGGGTGAATCTAAAGACCGAAGATGAAGTTGATGGAAAAGAATTGTTAGAGAGGTTAATAAATCTTCTTGCAAAAGCAAGAGGAGAAGGAGGAGATTATGAAATCCAAGTTGAAAAATGATGAAGATGACTACGAATGAGGCTTTCCATCCATACCAGCAATTCTGTGTTAACTACTTAATAAGTCACAAGAGGTGCGGACTCTTCTTAGATATGGGTCTTGGTAAGACAGCGATAACTCTTAAGGCAATTGACTTACTTATGAATGATTACTTCGAAGTAAACAAAGTGCTTGTAATAGCACCATTAAGAGTAGCTAGGATGACTTGGAAGGATGAAGTCAATAAGTGGCAGGACTTCAAATATCTAACGATTGAGGAAGCGATTGGAACATCTCAAGAGAGAATAGAAGCAATCAATTCAAAAGCTGATATTGTGACTATCAATCGTGAAAACATTAAATGGTTATACGACTATTACATCAACACCAAAAAGAAACCTCCGTTTGACATGATAGTGATTGATGAGTCCTCCAGCTTCAAGAACCGTTCAACAGCAAGGTGGAAAGCTTGCAAAGCCTTCACCAACATTGCAAAAAGGGTAGTTATCCTAACTGGTACACCAACTCCAAATGGATATATGGATCTATGGTCACAAATTTACTTGCTAGACAAAGGACAAAGACTTGGATTGACCTTAACTGAATACAGGAATAGATACTTCTATCTTCAAAACTTAAGATTCCATCAATACAAATTAAGAACAGGAGCTGAAATGGAAATCAACGATTCTATCAAAGACATCTGTGTGTCGATGAATAGCAAGGATTACTTAACTCTTCCAGAAAAGATAGTAAATAACATTCCTATTCAACTTGGAGAATCTGAACTTAGGTTATACAAGACTATGGAGAAAGACATGTTGATAGAACTTGATGGAGAAGAGATTACAGCAGCCAATGCAGCGGTAGTCATGAACAAGCTGATTCAACTAGCAAGCGGAGCAATCTATGATGAGAAGGGCGACTACAAAGTCATTCATTCAGCAAAGATAGAGGCGTTAAAAGAAATCATTGAAGACAATGAAGGGAAGCCAATTCTAGTGTTCTACAATTTCAAAAATGAGAAAGAGAGAATAATGGAGGCGTTTAAAGAATTGGAGCCTCGTGAACTTAACACTGAAAAAGATCAGAAAGATTGGAACGAAGGTAAGATAAGACTTCTAGTAATCAATCCAGCAAGTGCAGGACATGGACTCAACCTTCAAGCAGGAGGAAATATAATCGTATGGTTCTCATTGACTTGGAATCTTGAATACTATCAGCAAGCTAATAAAAGACTCTATAGACAAGGACAAAAGAAGGCAGTTGTCATCAATCATTTAATAGCCAAAGGAACTGTAGACGAGGATGTTCTATCAAGGCTTCAAGGCAAAGGAAAGGTCCAGGAGAACTTACTATCCTACATAAAGGCTAAATTATCTGCAAAATGACTATCCGATGAAAACGGGAATAATCAAGATTAAAAACTTGATTTCAAGCCAGTTTTTCAAGATGTGGCGTATAACGATGATAAGGCTATTGACAATATTAAGTTATTATGGTTGTGCGTGCAGGGGCTTGTCCTTTCAATCTCTCCTGCACTTAAAGGAGAACAATAGATGCCTTCAAAGCATGGTCCAAAGGTAGAAGCCTTCTACCATTCAAAAGAATGGAGGAGATGTCAGAGTGCCTTTAGGAACTATAAGAACAACACATGTGAGATGTGCGGAGGTCCTGGGTGGTTAGTACATCATAAGAAACCACTTAATGAACTGAATGTTGACAATCCAAAAATAAGCTTAGATTGGTCAAATTTAATGCTTCTATGCCTTGATTGTCATAACACAATCCACAGTCGGATGAACAAAGAAGAACAAGAGATCAAACATCTTGATGTTGTGTTCGATAGTGACGGAAATGTCATCGTGAAGGACAAAAAGAGTCCTCTTGATTAGCTATCCCCCCACCTTGAAATCAAGTTTTAAGGGCTGTAAATCAGCGGGCGGGAAGTTCAATTTTACACACGAGGCGATTTTTGAAGGATTTTTATAAAAGGTCAGCCAAGGACAGCCGACCTCTTAGAAGCTTATAGCTTCTAGCTAAATAAGGAAGGAGAAGTCGAGTGAACGATGAAGATAAGAACAATCAAACGAAATCAAGCGAGAAATCAAGAGGAGGAAAAAATCAAGTGAACTGGTGGTTTATAGTCAAAGCAATAGTAAGTCTCATATTCATTTGCGCAATCCTGTATTTATGCGGATTTGTATGGGTGGTGATACAAGGAAGCAATGCTCCAGAAGGAATTCAATGGATGTATCCATTCGTTCCTAAGTAAAGAAGTGTAGAAAAAATACAGTCGTCGGACAGCAGTGGCAAGGATATGGAGTAAGAGCCGATGTATCTAGAACATAAAGCTTTCCAGAAAGTAGCCACGGCAAATAGCCCAAGGAAACGAGAGTACTGAACCTAGGTAGGAAATCGTTTATACCGCAGTGATACGACTTTAAATAAATACCTGCGCCACATTGAGGATTAGCCAAGTGGTAAGGCATCGATCTCTGAAACCGAGAGGCGGTGGTTCGAATCCATCATCTTCAGCCATGTCCTTAAGGAGCCCAAAGCTCTAAAAGGACACTAATTGACATTGTGTCAGTCCTCCACTCAGTAAAGTGGGGACAGCTACCTTTGCCCATATAGGTAGCTGTCTTCCATGGGGGAGTCTTGTTGTATTGTGCGAGATTCTCCTTTGGAAGATAGACACAGGAAGATAAGAAAGGACAAATTAGATGGAAGAAAAGCTCAAGAATACGATTAGAAAGATTCAGATGGTCGATATTTCAAAAATCCATCCATACGAAAACAATCCAAGAAACAATGATAAGGCAGTTCCTAAGATTGTAGAATCAATCAAAAGATATGGATTCAATGTTCCTATAACGGTAGATAAGAATGGAATCATTGCCACGGGTCATACTAGATATAAAGCTGCACTAAGATTAGGGCTTAAAGAAGTCCCTGTAATTTATTTAAACGATTTGACCAAAGAGGAAATTGATGCTTGGAGGCTTGTAGATAACAAGACCAGCGAGCTTGCTACCTGGGATGAGGATAAGCTGAATCTTGAACTAAAACAGCTCTTAGATTTGAAGATAGATTTATCCGACTTCGGTTTTCCTGGAGAAGATAAAATGCTCGAAAAAGTCCATGAGGACAATTATCTTCCCAATCCTCCAGCTAACCCCAAGACATGTAAAGGTGATATTTATCAGTTAGGAGAGCACCGCCTTATTTGTGGCGACGCTACCAGTAAAGCAGATATGAAAGCTTTGTTAGGAACAGAGAAGATAGATCTTGTGGTAACAGATCCTCCATACAATGTCGATTACGAAGGAACCTCAAAGTTTACTAATGGCAAGAGCACAAAGACAAGGAATGCTACAAGACCAACAGATAGAATTTTAAACGACAATATGGATGAATCAGCATTTAGAAAGTTTCTGTTTGATGTCTTTACAAACACCAACCGCTGTCTTAAATCGGGGGGGGTATTCTATGTCTTCCACAGTGACAATCATGGCTTATCCTTTCGCTATTGCTTAGAGCAGGTAGGATTAGAAACAAGGCAGTGCATCATTTGGGAGAAGAATTCCTTCACGATGGGAAGACAGGATTATCAATGGAGACATGAGCCAGCCTTATATGGCTGGAAAGAAGGCGCAGTTCACTACTTCATCAACGATAGAACTCAGGATACCGTGGTGGATTTAGAAAGGACTGACCTTAATAAGAAATCTAAGAAAGAGCTTATTGACTTGATTAAGAATATCGAAAAGAAAGACAGCGAGGCAACAACAGTAATCAAAGAGGATAAGCCTCTCCACAACGATCTTCATCCAACAATGAAACCGATAAGACTATTGGCTAGGTTCATTGCTAACTCTTCAAGAAAAGGAGAGATAGTCCTTGATCAATTCGGAGGAAGCGGAAGCACTATGATGGCATGTGAACAGACTGGAAGAAAATGCAGAATGATTGAACTAGATCCAGCTTATTGTGATGTCATAGTTGATAGATGGGAGAAGGCTACCGGAGAAAAAGCCGAGCTGATCAGAAAGGGGACGAAATAATGAAATTGTATAGTAATGAGATTGTATTCAGAGGTCATCCAGATAAGATATGCGACCAGATAAGCGGAGCTATTTTGGACGAATGTTTGAAGCAAGACAAATACACAAGAGCAGGCATTGAATGCGCTATCAAAAATAATCAGATTTGTATCTTTGGAGAAATAACTACCAACGCCAAGATCGATAGAGCTGAAATAGCAAGAAGAGTGCTGAAAGACATTGGATATAAAGAAGAATTCCAAGTAGTTGAGAATATTTCCGAGCAGTCAAGAGACATAGCTATTGGAGTTGACCATTTAGGTGCAGGAGATCAAGGGATGATGTTTGGATATGCTTGCAATGATACTAAAGAATTACTTCCCTTTGCCCAAGTTATTCTTATTAAATTTGCTAAAGAATACGACAAGTTAGTCCATATTAATCCCGATGTCTTTTATCCTGATGGAAAAGCACAGATTACAGGTTATTATGACCAAAACTTCAAATTGAAAGATATCAAAGATTTTACTATTTCTTATCAAAACAACGAAAAGAACAGATTTGTAACAGATGCTGAAATTAAGGCTATTGCAATGACTATCTGTAGAGAATATGGAATACATATTCAAAGCTTTTTGATAAATCCCACTGGTAAATTTTTAACAGGAGGCCCTTATGCTGACAGCGGACTTACCGGAAGAAAGATAGTGGTCGATGCTTATCAGTCATTTGCCAATGTTGGAAGCAGATGTATGAACGGCAAAGATCCAACCAAAGTAGATATCAGCGGAGCTCACAAAGCTAGGGAATTAGCTAAGAGAATACTTAAAGAGAAGCAGTTGACTTGGTGTGAGCTTCAGCTTTCTTATGCAATAGGATTAGAAAAACCGTTGGCTATTTATATAGATAGTGATAAAGGCAATCTCCCTGTTTCAACGAATATGATCGAAGAATGTAAGCCAGCAAGAATCATACGAGATCTTCATTTATTAGAGCCTAGATATGAGGAGTGGGCGAAATTCGGACATTTTGCTAACGAGGAATAACTATGGAAGAAGAAAGAAAGACTAAAGAGATTCCCAAAGGAAAGCATGGAGGATATAGGCCCGGAGCTGGGAGAAAGCCCAAGTCTTTGTCAGCAGTCCAAAAGCTTTCGGATAAACGAGACTTGGATGCTTTTCTTACAACTGGAAACACTCTTAAACCTCCCGATTACCTTGGAGAAGTGGCTAAGGCTAAATGGAATGAGCTTATAGCTTCCTATCAAAAAATGAAAATAGAAGTGAACATCTTGGATTTAACTCAGTTAGTCCTTTATGTTCAATCTTATGAACGCTATCAGAAAGCTCAGGAAATATGGATTGACATGCTTAAGAAATCTATTGCCGTAGCAGATGAGGATACGGATAAACTTATTAGAAGATGCGTTAAGATTATGCAGGATGAGACATCTATAATGACAAAGCTAGCGCCAGATTTACTTCTTACGCCAGCAGGAAGATCTAAATTCCTTGGGAAAGTAGCTGAGAAAGAAAAAGAAGAAAACACAGATTCCTTAGGTGCATTCTTCAACCAGTTAGGAGCTAATAATGGCTAGTTATCTTCAGCAATATATAGATTTCTTAAAGGCTCATAAGGAAACACATTGTTGCAAGAAACTTGGTCAATGTTTCTTCGATGACTTGGAGCCGATAGTTCAAGGAAAAAGCGACAAATTCTATTTTGATGAGAATGCAGGAAATTATGTTATTCGATTCATCCAAGGCGATATCCCCGACTTAGACACTTTCGAGAAATGGATGGAACAAGTTCCAAGAGAAGCAGGAGCTAGTAATTTTTCAAAGGTGAAATATTTAGAAAGACATGAAGGCAAGTTCCTTGGATTTATTAGGCAATCAAAAGGAGAATGGGCTGACCTTCCATTGGTTCTTCAATTATTCCAAAAGGCTATTATTCAAGCCATATATGGAATCAAAAGAAGAGACACCAAAATGAGAAGATTCACGGAGGTGTGGATTGAAATCGGTCGTAAGAATGGAAAGACCACCCTTCAAGTTCCTTTCGCTTTATGGGCACTTTTTGAAGAGCCAGGAGCCGAAGTCTATGTTGCTGCTTCTACTTATGCGCAGGCAAGAAGACTATGGGACAGCGCAGACCTTGTAAGAGAGAAGTCTCCTGCACTTAGTGCTGAACTCAAAAGAAGAGTCAATCCACGATGCGATATTTACTATCCTAAGAACAATTCTCACTTTTATGCCTTGTCTAAAAATACTAAAAGCCAAGACGGATTCAATTCTTCCTGTAACATCATCGATGAAGCTCACGCATTACCAGATGAGGTTTATAACATCCTCAAGGATGCAACAGCAAATACAAGACAGCCCTTAACTAACATCATTGGAACTGCGGGATTTGTAAGAGGAGCCTTGTTCGACAACAAATACGAGTATTATTCCAAAGTTCTTAACCACACTATTGAAGACGACAAGGTCTTAATTATCATTTATGAGCTTGATGACAAAGAAGAGATGTGGGACGAGACTAAATGGTATAAATCTAATCCAGGATTAGGACCGATTAAGAAAATCGACTATCTAAGAGATAAAGTAAACAAAGCAAAGAACGATATAACTGTTTTAAACGATATTCTCACAAAGGACTTCAATGTAATTAATGTCAGCAATACTTCATGGCTTACAGCCGAGACTATCAACAATGGTGCTTACGCTAATTACGATCATGAAATCATTGATAAGGAGAATTTGCTTAAGGAATATCTCAAGAAATTTGATGGGACCACAACACTTGGTGGCTTTGATTTATCCAGAACAAACGACTTAACAGCCTTCACTACTTTATTATTCGACCAAGAAAAGAATTGTGTCATAGCTAAGACTATGTACTGGTGTACTAAGTCGTTCCTCGACTCTCCAGAAGCCAAGAGCAGTGGAGTACCATGGCTTGCTTGGATTAACAAAGGATACATAAGAATATCCACAACGCCTAACCAGATTAATTATCACGATGTGGCGGATTATGTAATGGAGCAGTTCCAAAAGCACGAGTACTTCTACGAGCATATCAATTACGATTCCTACAGTGCTAACTACTTAGTAGAGGAGCTAGCATCCATGGGTTGGTCGAGAAAGTCCTGTCTAACCCCAACCCCACAAGGATTTAAGACACTTAGTGTTCCTATGCAAACAATGGAAGCGTTCCTCAAAGACAAGAAACTTTGCTATTTAAATAACCCAGTAACTAAGTGGATGTTTACTAACGTAGAACTAGTATCCGATAGAAACGGGAATTTGATGCCTAAAAAAGCCGGAGATCATCGAGGAAATAAGATTGATGGGCCAGCAACGATCTTGGATGGATTTGTATCCTTATGCGAAAATGTAGACGCCTACTTGGGCGAGAAAGAGAGGTAGTATGGGTTGGTTTGACAAGTTAAAATCCCTATTTATCAAACAAAAAGCTTCAAATAGCGCCAATTTCATGACACTAGACAGTGGCTTTTCTTCAGTATCTTATGAAACCGCCTTTAATGCTACTTACTGTAATTGTGTCTCAGCACTAGCTAGGCATTTAAGCAAGATTGAAGTAGGCATATCAAATGAGAAAAGTCAAGGACTATCCTTTAGATATCTTGAAAAGATACTGAAATATAGACCTAACCCTGTTCAAACAGCAACTAGCTTTTGGTACTCATTGGCTTATGACTTTTTCTTCAGCGGAGTAGCTCTAGCCTATATCGAATGGGATGGTTGGAAGGTTAGTAATCTTTGGACAATAAGTTCAAAGGAAGTCCAGGACGTAAGAATAAAAGGACATGATATCTTCATTAGATTTAATCTTAACGGAGAGGTTAGAGAAGATGTCATTGATAACTTCATAGCCTTGATTCGACATCCAAACACAAGTAATCCATTTAACACTTATGACCCTTCTATGAATAAGATTCTTGAGATACTTGCCACTAATGAAGAAGGCATTATCAAGGCAATTCAAAACTCTAATCTCATCCGTTTCATTGTTGCTTCTTCAGCCAATATGTCGGAGCAGCAAGTCATTAAGAAACAGGAGCAGTTTAGGGATAGACTGGATAAGGCTGATTCAATTCTTTATGTGACAAATGCTGAAAACCTTACTCAAGTAAGTAACCAGTCCAAATGGGCTACTTCAGATGATGTCAAGGAAATGAAAAGAGAAGTATATAACTTCTTCGGAGTTAATGAGAAATTCCTCGACTCCAGTTACGATGAAAACTCTTGGCAGTCAGTCTATGATGGAGCATTAGAGCCGTTTATTACAGCCTTAAGTCAAGAACTCACCATGAAACTGTTCACCGATAGAGAATTCGATGTCGGTAATAGGATTGAGGTTCTTACAAGTCCGTTACAGACAGCCTCGTTGCAAACACGAATCAAGCTTGCAGAAGCTTACTTAAAGCTTCCGACAATAAGACCTAATGTCGTTTGTGACTTACTCTATCTTCCAAGATTAGAAAACGGAGATAAGGAAGTTCAGTCGTTGAATTATGTGGCGTCTAATAAAGTCGACGCTTATCAAGGGGTTGGCAATGAAGAGCAACCTACAGAAGAAGATAAAGGAGATGAAGGAGATGAAGATAATGGAAAACAAGATGAATCCAGTAACCAAGGAAAATGAAAGAGAAGTTAGATTTGGTTCTATTCAGTTCCGTGAGGAAACACAGAAGAAAGAAGATAACGAGTACTATGTACTTGAAGGAAATCCGGTAGTTTTCAATGAGAAGACTTGCTTAGGAAAAGACTGGGACAATAACGATATCTTCGAGGTTATGGAGAAAGATTGCTTTAATGGAGCCGATGTTTCTGATGTAGTCTTCAATGTAAATCATGGAGAAGGCAATCATGCGGTCGCTAGGACAAGGAACGGAACGCTTTCCTTGGAGACCAGAGATGATGGTGTTCATTGCACTATCTTGCTTGATAAAAGCAATCCTCGATGCGTTCAAGTCTACAAAGATGTAAAGAGCGGACTTCTCGATAAGATGAGCTTCGCCTTTACTATAAAAGAAGAGTCCTATGATAAGGAAGAACGCTGCTATCACGTAAGAAAAATTGACAAAGTATACGATGTATCAGCAGTTGAATTCCCTGCCTATGGGACAACCTCCATCTCTGCTCGACGAGCCTCTGAGGCGGTGGCTGAAAGAGAAAAAGCGGTGGCTTTGAAAGTCGAAATGAAGAAGGAGTTGCTGATTCGTAAGATTGATAGAAGTTTATGAAAGGAAAAGAAAAAAATGTTTAAAAAAACAAGAGAAAGATTATCTCAAATCGAAACTCGCCTCAACGAGATCAAAGGCGAAATTGAAAAGAAGAATGATCTCACTATCGATGAACTCGATAAAAGAAACAAGGAAGTTGAAGATTTAAAAGCTGAAAAGATCAGATTGGTCGAACAAGATAGACAAGCTGTTTTAAATGCTTTTAATGAAGCTCCTAAAGTTGATTTATTCGGCATCGAAAATAAAGCTAAGACCGAAAGAGCTGAAATGTTTGTTAAAACTGATAGAATGGCTATCAGTTCTAAAGAACAAAGGGCAGCCTTACTTTCCAGTGGAAAGATCGCCAAGCCTTCAGCTGTTGATGGTATTTATGACAACTTAGATGGTGAACTTGGCATTTTAAATGACGTTATTGTCAAAAATTATGCTGGTAATGAAACCGTAGCACATGCCTATCGTAAAAGCGGTCTTACAGCTAGTGATCATACAGAAGGAAGTGCACCCGCTGAAACAGATTCCGAATATGGAATTATTAAGGTTGCTCCAGTTCCCAAGTCTCTTATCACTTATATTTCTAAAGCTATTAGAAGACTTACACCTCTTGATTATGAATCCGAGGTTAGAAGTGCTGCCTTAAGTGCATTAAGAACTTCCGCTGAAGATTTCATTATCAGTAAGATTCCTACTTGTGTTGATACTGACGGCAACAAACTTGCTAGTGCTGTGACTCTTAAGGAAACTGCTATTGGTGAGAAGACTCTTCGTGAAATTGTCCTTAGCTATAAGCCTGGTAAGAGATATAGCGGTATTGCTACCTTATTCTTAACTAGAGAACAGCTTATTGCTTTCGGTGATGTCAGAGGTACCAACGAAAAGAAAGCTGTCTATGAGATTACTCCAGATAACAGCAACACAAGAGGCACCATTAAGGATGGCGGTTTAATTGTCAACTATATAATCGTTGATGGCTTAGCTAATATGCTTTATGGCTACTTATCAGCTTTTGAACTTGATACCTTTGGAGATTATCAAATCGAAGTTTCCGAAGATTATAAGTTCGCAGAAGGCTTATTGGCTGTAAGAGGCGAAGCTTGGTTCGGTGGCTCTTTGGTTGTAGATAAAGCATTCGAAGTTATCTCATTCAAGACTGCTGCATCTGCTGAAAAATAGAAAGATAGAGGAGAGTAAAACATGAAAGATTACGAGCCATCAAAACCAATATTAACTGATGAAGAGATGATAGCGGTACTTAATCTTGATGACGACTATTCTCCTCTTTCTAAATTAGAGGGATTATCGAAGGAAGCTTCGCAATTTCTCTACCAAAAGACAGGTCATGACTGGAGTGCTGATGAGACTATTAACGAGACAGCCAAAGGTGCCGCAAGAGACTACATCTATCAAATATGGTACGGAGGCGATGATCATATCCAAAGAAGATTAGAGCATTCCATAATTCAGCTACAGGCTATCGTGGACGCTAAAGGAAATCTTTACGAAGATGACAAAGAATAATTCAAACGGAAACGTTTTGAGATGTACGGAGGTGTTTTATGCAAGCGTATAAGGAAGCAATAAAGGACAAGAAGATAAAAATCTTTATTCGTGTTGACGAACAGCTTCCTAATGGAGAAACAATTACTAAAAAGGTTTATCTTCAAAAGAAAGACAGCTACATAAAAGCCTACATACGTTCGTTATCAGCTAAGGAAAGACTCTTAAGTAACACCACTCAACCTTCAAATGAAGTGGAGATAACGATCAACTACAGAAGGATCCTTGAGAAGAGACAGGACGCTTATGTCGAGTATAAAGACTGGACTTACGCTGTCACTGGAATCGATAATCTCGACTTTAGAAGAACAGAGATGAAACTTACTGGAAAAAGCGTCGAGCCTCCTAGCTTCGACTCAATTGAATATAGGGAGGATTGCAACTGCTTATGAAAGTAATAGAAGCCCAGAAGATACTCTACGATGACATTAAGAGCATTCTTGAATCAGCAGGACTGAAGAATGGATTAGGAGCCGACAAGACAGGAATCTTGTTCTATCCAGCAAGGAAGGAAACAACTCTTCCTATTGGTGACACATTCCTTACTTACGAGGTTTACTACATACAAGAAGCAGGAAGAGCCGATGAAAAGCCAGAGTCTCAATTGGGAACAATCGCAATAGATGTCTTCACCAAGAAGGACAGGACTTCATCACAAATCATGGATATGCTTTCTAAGATTGAAGATGAAGCTATAAAGAGAGGCTATCGCCTCGAAGTTAAGCAGACTGATAGTTACGATTCTGACAATCAGCTTGCTCACTTAAGTTATGACTTAAAGAAAAGAATCGGATAAAAAGGAGAAATGTAAAAATGGCATTTGAACAGGTTAGATTATTTGAAATTACTGGATTTGATTCAGAAACTGGAAAACCAACAATTTCCAATACTCCTATTCCATTTTTGGCTAAGGGAGCTTCAGAGCAGGAAATTAACAATATCTCGGTTACTATTCAGCTTGAATACTCTGAAAAAAGCTATTCTGCTGATAATAAGGTTGAAAAGAATACAGTCATAAAAGGAGCTAATGTTTCCTTCACTTTTTACGGCATTGATGCCGATGCGCTTGATTTACTTACTAGCTTTAAAAAGGATGCAGATGGCGACCTTAATCTTTGTGCTGGCGATGGTGATGAAACCGATGTTTGTGTCTTCTTTAGAGGAAAGAACGAGAAGGGCAAGGCTTATTGTTTATGGCTATACGACTGCGAATTTAAGCCTATCAATCTCGACCAAGGACAAGACGAGGATAGTCCTAAATCCATCACCATTGAGGGTTATGCAAAACTTGTTACTGTCAATGGAGAGAAGACTCTTGGTGGAATTGTTTATGAAGGCTCACCTAAATACATTAAAGAAGGAGTCGAGCCACAAGCTGAAGATTTGTTCGTAGCTAAAGAAACCACTGCTTCTAGCGGAGACGGCAAGTAATGATTACTGAAACTTATAGAGGACATACTCTTACCAATGCGGTAAGTGCTATTGTCATCTACTATCCGAAAATCACAAATGGAGGCGACTTAGCTAAAGATTTGCAAGAGAAGAATTCACTTACTACTCTTGGAAATCTCTATGTTGCTTACAGATATGCAGGAGACGTGGAAGCAAGAAAGAAGTCCTATGAGGAAATCCTTAACGAAGTCGAGCAATCAGATTTCTTAGAGCCTACAAGCGATTTCTACAAAGCTCTTAATAGACTTATAAGCGAGGGTAGAAAATCCGAAAAACACTAGTGGAGGCGGATTGCATAAGAAAGGCAAGTCCGCCTATGCAGTGCTTTATGCCTTTAGAATTCTTGGACTTGACAGCCGATTCCTAGATGTGTGGTCGATTAAAGATCTAAATGGCTACGCAGAATATGTGGAGTCGATGACGAAGACAAAGAAAGGCAATATCAAGGAGGGACGAACTTATGGAAATGGTGACTTAGACCAATTGTTTGGAGGTTAGTATGGCAGAATGGACGGAATACTTTGCAAAAGCTAATGAGATCATGGCAAAAGCAGCAACTGAATCGACAGAAAAAATTCTAAAAGAATATTCTGAGAAGTTCTTTGAGAAGTTAAAAAGTCTTACACCTGTTGATACTGGAGCATTGGTTAAATCATTAATTATTGAGCCGTATAAATCAAAAGGAATCAACGACGGAAAAACTGGATATGTCATAACCTTTGACGGATATGATGAGAAAGGAAGACCATTCCAGCTTATAGCTAATTCCTTGAATCGTGGATACACCACCAAAAGTGGAAAGATTGTAAGTGGTTCACACTTCATTGATAAGTGCTTAACAATGCTTAAGGGAATAGACGAAGACATTAATAAGATGTGGGAAGAGATGATGAATAAGGAGGTTAAGTAATGGCAGTAGAAATCGTAAGAGATCTAAAGCAAATCAATGCAGAACTGAAGACTACTCAGTCCTCCTTTAACAAGGCTGAAAAAGAGGCTAGAAATCTTTCAAAGGCTTTGAAATCGGATTCTAAGAACAATCTATTAAAGAGTTTTAAGATTGATGAACTTAATAGGCAGATAGACGCTTGCACTAAAAAAGTCCAGCTTTTAAAAGAAAAGCAAGATGCTATGAAGAATAGTGGTGTAAGTGAAAATGCTATTGAATATCGAAGACTTACTGCTGAGATTGCCAAGACTGAATCACAAGTAAAGTCACTTACTAGTCAAACAAAGGAACTTATAAAGCAGACTAAGCTATTTGGTAATGTAAACCTTGATAAGATGAAAAAAGGATTCTCATCCATTAGTAAAGTCGCTTTAGGTATTGTCTCCTCAATTGTTGGTGTAGGAACAGCTTTTGCTAGTGAAGCGGATGAAATCCAAAAGAAAGTTGATAAGTTCGGTGGAACCGCCGAGCAGTGGCAATATCAAAACAATGCTTGGAATAAACTTACTGGCGAAGGAGATGCCTACGAGCAAGTCTTGCAAGCTGTTACTTCAGCCCAGGGACAAGCACAAAAGGAATCTTCAAAGCTTGGCGCAATTCTTGAGCAGTTGGGACTCTCTTTTGAAGACGTTCAAGGTAAGACAAGCACTGAAGCTCTTCAAGTTTATCTCGATGCTCTTTCTAAAGTAGGAGATGAAGCTACAAGACAATCTATAGCGGTAGCTTTGTTTGGAAGCAATGTTGGTACTTATATGGCTCAAATGGCTGGAACAGGAAGTGCAGCTATCGAGCAGTGGAATTCTGAACTTGCTGATGCTGGAGTTCTTACTAACGAACAAGTAGCACAAGGCGCTGAGTTACAAGATACCTTCGACTACTTAGGTCAAACTATAAAGAAACTTGTTGCTGATTTAGGTTCGAGCTTTAAGCCAATGATTGAGGGGTTAGTAACTTTAATTAAAGGAATCGCTCCAATCATCACTGCTATTGGTAAAGCTCTCACAGCTTTAGGACCAGGAGGTGCTGTAGCCCTTGCAGTATTTGGGGGTCTTATGGCTTTGCTTCCTGGGCTTATAACTATGCTGGCGGCGCTTCATGTCGGAACTGGAAACATAGCTCTTGCAGCATTGACATTAGGAGCATTAGCCCTTGCAGGATCGGTGGCGGCTGGAATTGCTATCGGTAGCACAGTAGGAACAGATACTGAGGTAAATAACATCCCTGTAATCGATACAAGTGGCTTTGTTGACGATTCCTCCACCCTTGAGGAGAATAACCAAAAGGGAACAGGAAATAACGCCAGTAGCCAAGGAAACACCTATAACACAACCAATAACTACTATGACAATTCAACAATGAATAATGACATCAGTAAAGATGTTGATTATGAAGAAATGGCGGACTACCTCACTGAAAAGAAGAGAGTCCTGATAGGAGGATAGGAGGATAGGATGGCAAGATATGACTATATAATCGGCGATAACATCGTATCCACTATTAAGTTCGATGTTTTGGAGCTAGAAACAAGAGAGGCGGTTACAATTAACGGACAAGTAACAATGCCTCAAACTGATTTCATTCTTTTTCCTAGCGGGTTAGGCTTCCAGCAGGAAGTCACGATAGTCGCTGGCGATACGATTGACTACGTTCTTAAGCAGACGCTTAAAAAGAAGAACATAAAGCTCACGGCAATGTGGAAGGGCGAGAATGCCTATCAGAAGTACAAAAACTTCATGGCTTGGATTTCCACTTATAACAATCTTGAGAAGTATCATATCCGCTTCAGCTTTGAGCTTGGCGGAATCAGAAGATATGTCGAGCTGGCAATAATCAATGTTGACCTAAAGGGAAGAGACGACTTTTACGTATCGGCTGAACTGACGATGCAGCCCTTGTCTCCGTTCTATGAGAGAGACTTCTTCTCAATCATGATTAACAACACCCATAGGGGGAAGATTTACAACTATGCTTATCCTTACTTCTACGGAGGTGGCGCTTATTCCGATTCGAACTTGATCGAGAACGAATACCTCAAACAGGTTCCTATTAAGGTCATCCTTAAAGGACCGATGACAGCTCCGTTCGTCAACATCACTCAGATGAACGATGACGGGACCAATGGGGAGACTTATGGCACAGTCCAGTTCAGAGCCGGAACAACACTGGCTAAAGGCGAGACACTTACTATCGATGCATTTAACAATAGGGTTTATCTATCTGAAACTAATGCAGGGACTGGAGTAACTACGACCAAGGATATGTTCGATGCTCTTGATAAGTCGAAGGATTCCTTCTTATTCGCTAATCCTGGAAGAAGCAAGATCACTGCTTCTCTTGATAATGAGGAAGCGAGCTGTGAAGTCCATTACGTGAGGTACATCTCATGAGCTGGGCGTGCCTCTATGACAAGGAGTTCAAGCCTCTTGGCAAATGGACCCAGCACATCATCAGCGAGTGGTCTCTTACGAGGAAGGCTTATGAGTTTGATGAGTTCAAGCTGACCTGCAAGGGATTCGAGAACTCCAAGAATGCTTGCTACATTGCCATGTTTAGCAATACAGGCAAGATTGAGTATCTTTCCTTCTGCGGCATTCCTAATACCAAGGATGGGCTTACTACGATAAGCGGAATTGACTGCCGACAGCTCTTCAACCAATCAGTAATGCTTGACCTAGGAGAGAAGAATAAGGATGGTGAATACGTTATCAATTCTGTCAAGTCGTTATTCGATTATCTTCTTAAGCAGAGAATAGACGGAACAAGCGGTTCACAAGGATTAGACTTAGGAATTACTTACGAGGTTGATACTTCTGACCTTACTGTCCTATCAGCAAGTGACTGGGATGAAGAGGCAATATCAAGAGATAAGAAAGTTCAAAGTCTTTGGAAAGTTATCCAGACAGCTTGCAATGTCTATGATGTGGTAGTTGTTGCTGAAGCTCAGATAGATGCAATTGAGAATCAGTATAAGCTAGTCTTCAAGGCAATGAGAATTACTGAGAAGAAGAACATAAAGCTTAGTGATTATGATGTGAAGATGACTAATACTCAAAACGTTACCAACCGAGTTATAGCAACTAATGGAATAAGTAATAAAACTTACTATCTAACTAACAAATACAAGGTAAGTGATTCATACAATTCAAAAGAAGACAACAGACTCTATCCTCCAAGAATTGAGACAGTCTATAAAGATCCAGCCGATTACGATAATGAAGCGGAAGAACAAAATAAGTCAAAAGAAGAAGTGGCGTTTAACGAAGCAAAGGCTGAGGCTATTCAAAAGCTCAACGAGAATCGATACAAAGATAAGGTAACAATCAATCTCAATAGTAAGCTTGGTTCAACTCTTGATGATGTGGACTTTAGATACATCGGTGTCATCAATCAGTATCTTCCAGCTGATTATGCAAACGGAGCCAAGAATACTATAAAAGAACTTCCTGTCATGTCTATTAAGACTGATAGCAAAGGAAATAAGACGCTGACGTTTGGAAGATTATCAGACTTTTGGTTTATGGATGACTAAGGAAAGGAGAAGACTATGGCAGATATAGCACGTGTAACTAGCAACAACTTGGTTCTTGTTAGAAAGAACAACAGCAATCCTTTTGAGAGGTATATGCCTTATGTTGAGACTGACAAGAATACAGGCAAGAGGACTTGGTATATTGATGGAAAGAATACCAATATTGAAGCTCCAGCAGAGATTCCTAATAACGAACAGGTTACTGCTTTTCATGATGCCTGTATGTGGTACACCATGCTCGGAAATGGAATCCTTCAAGGTGTTTATAACGAATGCCAAGCTTCTCTTGTTAATGGTAAATTTTATATAAGTTCTGGCATGATCATGTTCGGCGGAAGACTTATTGAAATAGGCAAGAACTCACATGTTGAGGTGAATTGCAGTAGCTTTGGTGACAATGCGACGTTTTGCATAAAGCTAGAGATGACAATCAATGAAGACGATGCCAAGAGTGACGTTGGAATTTATGCCACGGCTGATAGCTCTGAGAAGACTGACTGCCTTAATGGCGCAGGCACTTATGACATCATCCTATTCAAAGTTAATGGAACAAGTGTCAATAAAGTGATTCCAACTCTAGAACCTGGAATAGCTCAAAATGCTACTAATCTATTAGGTACAGGAAGAATAGCAGGTGTACCATTTGATAATGTCTTTAAGCAAGAAAATGGAAAGGTCGTCGGAGTTAATTATGCCACAGAAGCAGACGTGTGTGCTGAGGCTAGAGGATTTGAGGGCGGAGATAAGAATAGAGTAAATGAAAATCTTTATTTACCTGGAAGAGGAGTCTATTTGCTTCAAGAAGCAGTTCTTATAAGAAATTATTCTCCAGAAATAATAGAATCAAACGACTCAAACGGCAGTACTACATATTCAACTAAGTGGATACCATTTGAAAATAGCAATTCATTGAGTCGCTTAGAAGGAATCTATGATGTGACAATAAATGATAATTCAATTTCGGGCAGTGGTGCTGTACTTCAAACGCATAAAGATAATTCTACAAAATATCCTACAGCAAAAATCCCTGTTTATGGTTCATATAACAAAGAAACATTAAAGATAGATATTCCAAATAAGCAACTTAGATTTCTTGGATATAGCTCGGATAGTAAATTGAAGAACGTGACAGTTAAGGTTCATCTTTTTGGAGGATACTAAAATGCCACAAACAGGAGTAAATTTCATTAACCAAAAGGGAGTCAAAGTTCTCGCCTATCCTGATACTGTTATTTTTTATAATGGAAAAGGAAACGGAAAAATTGAATCGCAAGATAAGATAGATCCTTCAAGCGAGAAGGCGCCATTTGGATTGATTAAGACAGGAAATACTCAGCCTTTCCAAGTTGAATTCGATTCAACTAATCTTGTAGTTTATCTTAATCCTGGAATGCTTAGTGTTTACGGAAGGCAAGTACAGCTTAAGGAAAAAATCAAAGTTCATGACTTTCATCAAGATTCGTTAGCAAGTGATAATTACTGCACTCTTTATATTGAAATTAATCTTTCCGATATTCTAAACCAGACAGTACGAATCGTGTTAACTTCTTCAGCAAATGATTATGAATACGACTATGGCGTGAATGGAAGTAACCGAGATAATCTTTATAAATACAATAATGGAATTTATCGAGTGCCAATTGCTCAATTCAAGTTCAGACCAATGGATTCTAATCCTTTCTCCGATTTGAAATATCTTATTCAAGATTTTGATATGTCGGCAAGAGAAAGCACAAGAAATTTAAGAGAAGATGCAACAATAACTGGAAGAAAGATCATAGGAGATTTAGCAAAGTTAGAATTGCATCCGTATCAAGATGATTTAAGATTTCTTATTAAAGCAAGTAATCGAGATGCCCTTAAATCCTATGAAAATGAGAAAGAGCATAATAAAAATTCAGCAGGATACTCTTGGGCTAAAAAGTCTAGATCTTTTGGCGGAGTTAGAATCGGCTCTGATTTATCCAATTTAATAACAATAAAAAGAGTAAAACTTAGTGATATTTATTCAGGCTTTGCAACTAAAAGTATGAATGGTAAAAGAACTTATTGTGGAATTGACTGGACGCATTTAAAAAAGATAAGGCTTTGGTTTACAAGTGCTAATTTCAAAGCAAAGATAAATTACCAAGCTAAGGAGGTGAAATCCTTTGGCGGAATTGTCTATTCGAGTGCCGATGCCGATATGAGCTTCCTTTATAGAGATTACTATCCAAGGATTGTAGATAATAAAATAAAAATAGCTTTATATGGAAGCTATTCAACTTTTGGTTGGGGAGGAATGGAAGTTGATCTTAATATCATGGATCAGCCTCCCGATTACAGTACAGATGATACTGGAAGTTGGGACGGATATTTGCAAACAGTAAGTGCGCCTATTGCAGGATGGGCAGGCTCAACACATCCGTTTATGTTTATGACAATTGAAGGAAATTATGCATCCTTTAAAACGTTTGGAACGACCAAGGAGTATTCAACTTGGCTAGCAGGGCTTAACTGGGCTTGGTACATCTACAAAGATATTGAAATAACCAACGCCGCTGGTGCTCTTTATGCAGATTTTATTTATCAAGGCGATGTCAATATCTAGAAAGGAGGAAACGAAAGATGAGCGTTAGATTACTCGAGAGAAAAGATGATCCATTAGGAATAGGAATAGGAGTGTCTAATGGTGCTTTACTTAACTATACGGCGCTTAATAAACAGAACGGCTCATTGAATGGATGTTCTGTTACTAGAACTGGTAGTGAAGTATATATGGAAAAAGGTACTCTATCTATTCAAGGATTCCGTCTTTTCCTCGCACAAAAAGAAAGAATAGCCGACCTTAGTAAGGTGACAGTAACAGGAAGTGACCTTCAGTACATAGCAGCAAGAGTTACTTACAAAGCTGAAACAGATGATGCAAGTGCAGAATTTATAGTTGTTCCTGCTTCATCATCTCTTAATAAGACCGATATACAGAACCAAATTAATGGTTCCTATGATTATCCAATAGCTCAGTTTAGAAAGAGCGGAACGACAATCTCAGATTTTCAATCTCTGATGACTCCTATCGATGTCGTCAATGACGAATTCGATTACCACACAATAGATTTATAAGAGGACATTCAACATGTATACGGTTATCAATAATAGTGAGATTGTCATTTATCAGGGACTTCCATATTCTCAAAGTCTTAAAGTCTTATCCAGTAAAGATCCTCCAATAGATGAAGTGAGAATATTGTTCCGAAATAAGAATATTCAGCTTTCTCATGATGAAGAGAAAGATAATTGGAAGCTAGAGTTTACATCGGAGGAAACCGCTAAACTAGAATTGGGAGCTTCGTTCTACAATCTTGAAATCCATTATCAAGACAAGACTAAAGAAGAAAAAGACTATATTGGAAGATTGATTGTCAAGAAAGTCAAACCACTGGAGGTGAGTACATGAATGATGTGGTACTTATGTTCGGTGAAACAGAAGATGTGAAGAGACGAAAAGAAGATGTAGCCTTAATCTTCAAAAAGAGCAGTTGTTGCAATGATGGTCCAGTTGACCTAGCTCAACAAGTCCAGATTGAGAAAAACAAGAATGACATTCTAGATCTTAGAAATGCGATTCAAGTAACAAATCAAAGACTAGAAGAGAAAATCATTACTGGAACTACTCTTAAAGAAGAACAACAGATTGGTGATTATTACATCTTGCAAGGCAATACAATTAAAGAAGTCAATAGCCAAAATACTAAAGAAAGCACAGGAGGTGGAACATGGCTGGAAATAAGATAATAAGTTCTGTCAAAGCAAGATACTTAGAAAAAGTGTCTGCTACAGAATACGAAGAGAAGTTCTTCACTACAGTTGTCGAACAAATCAAAGCAGAAGGAGGAATAGCTGGACAAGGCGCGGGAGCTAGCTTAGCAGCAATCTTGAACAGCTTATTCGCTCTAGCATCAAAAGCTGGAGTAACATCCGTTAAAGTCGGAACAGGAAACAAAGAGACTGGAGATGTCATTGTCAATCTCGATAAACTCGGAACAGTGGCAATCACTCAAGCTCAAGTCAATCAGATTGCAACCAATACTACTCTTGCAAATAATGCTCAAACTAAGGCTAACGATGCCTATTCATTAGCACAAGGCAGAGTGAGAGGTATTGCATATGATACGGAAGCAGACATGAATACTGCTCTTAAAAAAATGGCTAAAGGCGACTTGAAGATCGGCGATAATATCTTTATCAAGGCTACAGGAACTCCAGATTACTGGGTGTCAGCTATATTAGACAACAATGAAGGAACTAGAGGTTATTACGAACTTAGCCCACTTGAGACTCAAACCATCGATTTAACGGGATATGCAACAGTCGCAGCATTGAAAGCTGTAGAAACCAAAGCTGACAATGCCAAGAGTGCAGCAGACACGGCACAAAGAACAGCCAATACTGCAAAGACTAATGCTGACACTGCAAATAGCGAGATAGGCAAATTGAAAGCTGGAACGACACCAGCAGGAAAAGCCAATCGGTTAACTACAGCTAGAACAATCGCCTTAAGTGGTGATGCCACGGGAAGTGCAAACTTTGATGGAACAGCCAACGCCACAATCAACGCAGTCTTAAAGAATACTGGAGTAACAGCTGGAACTTATTCAGCAGTACAAGTTGATGCCAAAGGTAGAGTGCTCAAAGGTTCTCAAATGATTGCATTCGCACCAAATATTAATGACGCTTCTCTAAATAACTTAGCTATCGGTGGAATAGCAGTTGTCGACACTGAAGCTTCGCAAAGCTAGAAAGGATACCAAGGAATGGATTACAAATACGTTTATGTCAAGAATGCTGATGAAACCTATACATTCCTTGGCTATTTGCTTACAGGCAAACTAAAAATTGAGAATAGCGACGACAGTGTGGAATATCACACAATTGATCTATAGAAAGGAGGATAAACCATGGCTGAAAAATTTATAGATCGACTCAAGAAAAAAGGTGAATCGGTGTGGCGAAGAATATTTGCTGCAAGAGCCGAAGCTGATAAGGAAGGAACCGTATTCACCGATGGATACCAGAAGAAGATGAAAGCTGGACCAGGAATTAGAATCGACAACGGCGATACTATTGTAAGCACGGATTCCCCACTTAACACTTACAAGTTTCACTACTTGTATGATGCGGAAGGCAATCTGATAGCCCAAGTAATCCCAGATAACATAGGCGAAGGATTAGCGGGAGTAAAAGACACGTCAAGCAACGATGAGTATGAAGTCAGTGTGTTCACCAATGTTCCGAACTTGAGAGTAGAAATAACTAGCGGAGCAAAAGGTATTGCTGGAGGAAAAACCACCATTAAGTTAACCAATTACAATACCTCAGTATTTTCGGCAGTGTTGAGAAGATACAATTCAGATGGAAGTTATTCCCCTGGAGGCCTAGGAGGTGTACAGGTTCCAGGTAATCAAGGAACAGCTAACATCACCTATACGATTGTTAAAGGCAGAAATACTTTGAATATCTATTAAGGAAAGGAGATTAAAATGGACTTAATTACGAATAAGTACTTAAAGGGCAATAGACAAATAAGTATTAATAACTCTAAAGGAGAGACCACGAAAATCGGGGGGGGGTATTAGACCATGCCTAAGTTACTTACTGAAGCTTGGGCTAGAACTCAATTCCGAGGCAAAATGCTTTACGACAGCCAATGGTATGGTGACTTTCAAGTCACAATTCCGTCGGGAGGAGATCAGATATGGTTCTATTATTCGCTTAATGAAATTAAATGCAAGGTTAGCATTAAAGGAGTTATTCTTAGTACTGACTACATTCTTCCAGCTGGTTTCGGAGTCATTAAAAGCTCATATGGTTGGATTTTCCTTCCTAAAAAAGAAGGCGGGTATACTCAAATTGATGGCCAAGGCGAAGTCGGACTTACTACGAAGCTTACTTTTTCAGGAAGCTCAGCCCCAAAATTCAGATTGTATAGAAGTTGCCCAACCAATGAGAGTATCTAA